TTCACTTGGCTGACCCACTGGCTGGCTTCCTCCTGCAGATACATTCCCAACATCTGGGGGAGGGGCTTGAGGTCCGGGATTTGGTGTTTTGGGACCATCTCCCCGGGGGTTACGGGGATTTGCACGTCTTCTGCCGCTATTACGTACGCTCTTTGTAGCGGCGACATTCTTGTCCAATCTTTTCCCCACATTTTTCCGACCGGTGGTAGTGGACTTTGGGGTTTGGACATCTCCTTTAGGTACTCGAGGTTTATTTTTCCCCCCAGTCTGCGTGCTTCTGCGACCAGGGTTTCTAGTGGCAGTTCTGGGGGTAGGCACAGTGGATGAAGAGGTGGAGGCCCCCGAGGGGCCAGGGACAGCGGCCGCAGTAGCGGGCTTGGGCTGTTCACCTCGGCACTTAGCAGCAAGGGCATGGAATTGGACTGGAGACCCATCGGCATGGCGACAGATTCCAGCACAAGGTTTGCGCTGCTTGCATGGTTGACCTGACAAGTGCTTTCCGGCACAAGTAGGCTCTGTGCAGACTGCCGGCTTGGCAGTTGAAGGCTTGGGAACACGGGGCTTCCGTGCAGCTTGGGGCTTATGCTCCACGACGACCTCAGGAGGAGGGGGTGGGGGAGGGGCACCACATTCAACACCCGTGTTAGGAGTGAGGTTGCTGCATTGTTCAGAGTCCTGCCGGGGAACATCACTATTTGGCGGAGCAGGCCCGGCAACATCACCCTGCCCGCCAGATGGAAAGGGACGGGATGGTGACGTGTTCTCAATTGTCTCGAGTTTTTCTTTTGGTGGTACTACATCGTACATCGGGACACGGATGTCACTCCAAGCCCAAGGCGTCAGGGAGTGCTGACGGTTGGACCCCACGAACCACAAGAAAATGCTGCGGGACGCGGAAAAGAGGACCCCACGACGGTTACACGCCGCAATGAGGAGACCGAGCACCCGTCGGTGCAACCAAGAAAGGTCGGAAGGGCTACCTGTTATCCATGAATCATAGGCCGTATTTGTAGCCATCTCGTCAGACAGCTGGGATACCAGGGCGGTGGCGTACTGCAGGAGGTTTAGGTCTGCTTCATCCGCAACGAATCGAGATCTGACAATGGAGTCAGAGGTGGCACGGTATCTCTCCCCCCTAGCCAAGGTGGAGAGCGCATGTGCAGATCTGATGATGGTTGCTGCTGGGACCTGGCCAATTTCCTCCCCTCCCTTTCGGAAAGAGAAGACGAGCTTGCCATCTCCCACTGTGGTTCGGACGGCTGTCACACCGCCAGAACAATCAGCTGCAG